CTCAAGGGAGACGTACGCAGAGGATGGTAACCTCTGTGTTTTCCTGGGCCCCCCCCATACCTACCATTGGTCGGGGCGGTCATAGGACCCTGGTGCCTCATGAGGCAGACTTGAGCCTAAGGCTCAAGCTATACTATCTGGAGACAGATAGTAGCCCGGACTTCTTTGTCCGGCGCATTCCCGCGAAGTTTCTTCGCGAGACAGGTCTTGTAAGCTATTACAAGACCACAGATCTGTATTTGTCAGATCTGGAACCGGCACATCAGTACCGGTTCATCCGTTCCCGCATGTATGGGGACGGATATAGCTTGCACTTCAAGCGCAAGCTCACCACCATGCTAAATGGTGGTAAACTGTCTACTGTTAGACAGTGGTTCTACACCGCTAATGGTGTAGTATACCCCTACATATTGTCGGGGGGCGATGACTTCAAGGTCATCGATTCCATGACGAAGTTCGTCATGGAAAACTGCGCGAATAATTACGCGCAGTTTATTTCTTCACTTAAGAGGGTGAAGAAGCTGATTAGGAAATCAGCAGCAATCCATGGATTGTCAAAACCCCACGTAAAAGTGGAGTTTTCCGGAAAGACGAGATTAGTCTTTCCGTATGTTCGTTTATTTAACGAACATCTGGGCGGACTGAAGAGTCAGTCCGTCAAAGAGCGATTCAGGTCGCTCTTACTCTGGACACAGTCCAGAGCCACGGGTCTAGCTGACTCGCGGATGGTTAGGGACTCCCTAGCCAAGTTTCGAAGTACGACTTCGAAACCTTCCGTTCCGACGGAAATTGATGCAGCCATCTTGCAGAGCTGCATCCGGACCAGTATTCTTACTGGTCACGGCGCACAAGTATCTTGTGGGCCGAAGGCCTGCCTGCAGGCCCCCCAGAAACCTGTGTTTCTGGAGGATCGATACTATGTCGATCCTAAGCGCGCCGAACCAATCGGCGGGCAGACCAGGTATTTGCATTTCCTGGCCACTCATAGGGTACTACGCTATGAGTACGACGTTCAAACACTTGAACGCCGACCGTGCGCAGCGCGCACGGTTAGGTCCTCGACGGACCTGCTCTCATGGGCGATCCATGAGGCGTTGGCAGACCATAAAAAGGTCTGCTCTGTTCGGTATCATGCTGTAGCCGAACAGTCGAAGTCACGGTCAATTACCGTGGCTCATTATGGCTATCAAGTCATAATGGGCGTGCTCGCGCACGCCTTGACCCCCGCAGTTCTATCTGCGGAGACCCGGTCAGGGTTAACCTCTGACCGCCATCTATGGAACTTCCTAGATGTGAACCTCTCACCGGAGGTACCCTCCTGGGAGGGTTTTGGTAGCGAAAAAGTCGCTGCCATGTCCTCGGACTTATCCGAGGCAACGGACCACATGAATTGGTGGTTCGCTCGGGCCGTGTGGTCCGAGTACATACGCCAAACACGTGGGCGTATGCAGCCAACAGGACTAATGCTGTTGGCGAAGACGTTATTCACGTCTTCCCGCCCGGTCTATTACCGGGAGGAGGGAGCCATGTACAAATGGTTCCCCACCCATCGGGCAAGCCTGATGGGTGACCTTTTCACAAAGGTGGTCCTGACCATTGCTCAGGACTATACAGCGAGAAAGTCGCTGTTAGACTCCCCCATTGGGAGCCTTCCTCAGAATACTAGTATTCCGAGGGGTTGTATGGTTAAACCATATAACCTGGATACTTTATCAAAGTATCCGGACTTGCTTAACAGCAAGCCCAAGCGCCATGTTATACATGGCGCTGCCTACAGCCTTGTAGGCGACGATATAATCATCTTATATATCGTCATCTCTAGTCTCCATAGACTAGGGATGCTTCCGTTCTTTGCGGAAGCTAGCAAGTCGGCCGACTTGCTCTTATCAAACGAAGATTCGTTTGATAGTCCTCACCTTATGTTTTATTGTGAGGAAGGTGCCATGGTACCTAAGGGAGTTCAGGACTCCCTACGCCACCAGAGGTGGCGTGGTCGAGAAGTTTCTTATCTCGACTACCCGCGATTGCGGTTACTGCTCCCAGTAAAAATGGAGCAGGACATCTACTCACAAACAAACGTGGGTAGGTTCTCCTTGTTAGGCAAGGAGTCTCGCTGGACTGTCGATACGTCCAGCGCTCGCGCCAGACAAATGTTCGAGCTGGCGGAGTTGGTACAACATCTTGTTGTACCAAGGGACATAGAATGTCTATGCCCCTACACCCCCACAGAGATTGGGGGTGACGGGTCGTACACTAACGACCCGGACTTCCTGGCGGAAGTCATCCGCAGGAAATCAAAGGATCCTGCGGAGACACTCTATCGTATGGAGTGCCAAATGGTGAAAATGTGGTCTCACCATTTTGTCGCCACGAGCAAGACTCGTGCCGGGGTAATGAAACATCATTACCTTCTCCCAACCATTGATAGGTTGAGGAAGTGGCTGCCAGAAAAGGCAGTCATTGTTCCGCCCAGTGCGGAACATGCAGAGATATTTAGATCTCTGCCACGGGGGATTCTTGAATCCCCCGGGCTAACTTTCCAGAAGTTAGTCAAGAGGTGCTACTACGGGTACCTCTTCAGTGGGAAGATACTTCCCAACTTACGTCTGCCTGCAGACGTCTCGTCGAAAAGAGGTTCGACGAGCGCCACCGAACTTTGGCGGTGGTTTGACAGGGACAGATTAATTGAATATCTGTCCCGGTGGAGAAGACCTGGCTTCTTCACCCGGGACCACGACCCTTATTTTGTGGTCCCGTACCGACATAAAGATATTATGTCGGTCGGCTGGCAGTGGAAACCACGGCCAGAGCCTAGCACAGAGTTTGCTAGGCTGGGTGTCAATGACTTCCTTGACACCGTATATTACGGGAAAGATAATCCCGTAATAACTCAAAGATTAAATATGTTCTTTGAGTCGGACCCGTTGTTGTTGATACGGGTCCGTCAGAACGACGCCATTCGTGGCGTCGTTGCCCTCGTTTCTCAGGATCGAAGGCTTGCCTCACAAATGTGCGGCTACATCCGGTCAAACAGACACCGGATGTCGGAGGTGCACTGTGTGCACCCCGTCATCTTCCTATTGGGAAGGGTGGAAGAGATTCCACACGACATCCTACTCGAGGATGCCGGAGCGATGAACTTTGTTCACCGCAACGCCCCAGATATTGACTGGGGGCGAGTTGAGTGTGCTCAACTGGTTAAGAGGACCACCTCTTACCCGGGCGTCTACTTTTGGACGCTCGAAGGACTGGGAAATCTCAGTCCTAAACCGTTCCTGACTGATCTGGAACGGTACCTACGCGACACCGCGTGGGTTTCCGAAAACGAAACTGTTTTCGAGACCTAGGCCATGGCCTAACTGACCCCATGGGGTCTAGCACCATGGTGCTAACCGACTCACAGGCCATTTAGAGGCAGTGAGCGAGCGGGGCGAACGCCCCG